TTTTTCTGAATATCTCCCACCTTTATGAATACCTGCCCCGTAACCTTCGCCATAAAGTGTCATGGGAGTTTCAGGATATAGCTCCTTAAACTTTTTAGCAGGAAAAAGCATATTAAGTTCTTCTATAAGTTCAATATGAATTTGTGCATTATCAGTCCTGCCCCCTATTTTTACTTTCTCCAGGTCCCATCCAATACGAATATTCATACCGTCTACTTTTTCGGTAAATACCCATGTATTATTTTTAAGATATTCAAACTCAACTCTTGAATATTCTCCCTCAATAAATTTATGTGTTTTTTCATCTCGCTTAAAAATTGATTGTATCTTGTGATATTTTTTCAATATATTATCCCCCTAATCCTTTATGATTCTCAAAGTCCTTGCTTTGCCATCCTGCCAGTCAAGACGGCCTTTTTTGCGAATATAAAATAATCTATCATAGCAGGCTTTCTCTTTTATGCCGAATATATCGGCAAGCTCCCGTATAGTTGGAGAATAGCCATTATCACTAATAAACTGTTTAACAGTCTCAAGTGTTTTTGTTTGTATGTCGGTTAGTTCTTTCATATTGCCCTCATCATTCTTAACACATCAAGCTCAATTTCCGTAAGCTTCTTTTCGTTTGTGATAAGTATTTTCTGTGCTTTATTATTAAAATCTTTCAATATCAAATATGCGTCAAATTCAAGTTCCTCATTATCTCCCGTATCAGAATATCGAATATCACTTGGATTACTGCAAGTAGGTGCAGAACGATAAGGAATATATCTTGTTACTACAACTTCAATTTCTATTTCGCTTGTTAATTTCATTAGTCACTCTCCCTATCTTTCCCGGAATTTCTTTCTCAACTGCATCTGTAATTGCCTCAATACATTCATCACATACATTATATACTTGTACATATATTTTACCTTGGACCCGATATGGCAATACAATCGTATCAGGATACATCTCTAATTCCTCATCCTTCAGGCGTCCGCATAAATCACATTGTATCATTTTACCTCCTTTATAATCCTTTATAATTTTTAATCCATTTAAACCCTTTATGTAATTTTATCTTCTCCATAAAACATTCCTTCTTTATTTAATATATCTTCCCAACATTTGTTTGCATATTGACAATACATACAACACCACATAGATTTATAAACAACTTTGTTTTTTTGAAATTTATCTTTAATTGCACCGTTTTTAATAGCAACTTTAAACTGACGATCCGGCAATCTGTTTTCTAACCTATAATCTTCAAGGTCTCTAAATTTATCTAACAATTTTTCAAACGTGATATGAACAGGCTTATTGTCACAGAATATCTGTCCGTTTCGTTTCTCAATTTTAAATTGTGTCCGGTATCCGTCATCACGTCCGATATATAGTATATAGAATTTTTCAATATCCGTACATCCCATATAGACAAGCACCTGTTCAATATCATTATCTTTAGGATAGCCTTTATTGCGGATAGCCCTTATTCCTGCACCGTATGTCGTTTTAATTTCAATTCCACAAAGCCTTTCACCTTCCATAAACAAATTATCAATGCGTCCGGAAATAGGATAGTTCAATCCGGCATCGTACTTAAAAGAAACTTCGTCTACTATTTCAAGATTTGCACCTACAAGAAATTCGCTAACAAGCTCATGGAGTTTATTTCCCATATTCATCTTCCAATATCCACCAGCAGATATGGGATTACTAACTTCTATCTTTTCCCATTTATAATACATCTGCCGAATACATTTTGAAACTTCGGAAGGATAATAACTTGTACGCTCCCTGTTTTCTTTTGTAACTAAATAGTTATCAATTTTAGTAATTAAGTTCATATTCCTTCTTCACAGTCTTTACATTTTCGGGGGTAACCCGGAGGCTTTTTTACCATCTTCCATTTGCCATTTGGTAATTCAATAGCCCCTTCAGTCATGTCTTCTATCAAAGCGCCACACTCTTCGCACAACGTACCGTCCAAGAACATATCTGTTATTTCTCCCATATCAAACCTCCCTTCTTAATTTGCTTTTCATCTATGTTCATCAGTTTTTTCCTCCGTAAGTTGATTATATCTATCATAAATAGCTATACAGAAATCATGGTAATATCTATCTGTAAGATACGATGGATGATCTAATATCTCAGAGAATAACTCATCTTTACTCATTTTCTTTATAGTTTCAATATATTCAACGTCAGTCATCGTTAACCCCCCCTTATTAAGGGGATATATTATCATCCACGAAAGCCCTTTCATTTTCAGCATGAGAGTGCTCTCTATATTCTATTTCTGAAATCATCTTTTCATGATTCCAATTATGCCTATTACAAAATTGCCATTTCATTTCGTTCGTATAGTCTTCACCCTTAAAAACTTCTTTAACCTTTTCCGGCAAAGTCTCAAATTTCTTTAAGGCTTCCTCTTTCGTCATACCATTTATTTTCTTTTCAGGAATGACCTCAACCATATCGCTATCGAATTTTCTATTGCATCCGCCTTTTTTGCCCCAGCATAAAAAAGAATAGTTACCCTCATACTTATTTGTGATAATCGCCTCAACCCCGCATATCGGGCAGACTTTCATGCTTGACTTTCTGCTTTTGATATTTTCATGTTTGTCAGGCAGATTCGCATCATCGTCAATAGTTCCCCGAAAAGCATCCCCGCCTATTCCCCAAAAAGCAGCCGTCTTTTTAAAGGCGTTTGTAATTGCACCTTTTAAGGTGTCGGCATAATCTATGCCGATATGACCGCCTACACATGCCCGATTGTTTCCAATATCATTAATCCATATTGATAGTCGCACCGTAATTGAAAAAAAATCTATTCCTGACTTTTGATAAACACCCTCAGACTCTTTAATAATTTTCCACTCAAAACCCCACTTTTCCCCGCATACATCATTAAGACGATCAACGCAATATTGATAACCATATCCGGTGGTGTCGTATCCTTTTTTTGTAACAGTCTTATCAGTGCGCTGAATTGCCTCCTCCGGCATAGGTGCCGAAAGTTTCTTTATATCTTCACTCATTGCTCGCCTCCTCATATACATAAATCGTGACCGTTCCTAAATCACAACATCCGGTATGTTTGTTATATTTTACTACTGCTCCGGAAAACTGTGCGCTCCCATCAAAATTTTGATGATCCAATTTTAAGGAATAAATTTCTTTGCCTATTTTACGTTCAATGAAACGTCTAATTAACTCAATAAGCGTTTCATTTTCTTTTTGATATGCAAACCCTGAAATATTTTCCTCTTTGTACTGTGCATTAATTATTTTTTTCATTCGCTTCTCCCTTTTAAATTTTTTTGTTTTTTTGCTTTGCGCAAAGTTTTCATTTTACGCCGGCAGAACTCGATAAAATCTAAATCATCTTTTGCGTGCAAAAAGGATATTTTCAATCCACATCAAAAAACTTTCATCCGAATCCCCATTCCGAAAATTCTTTTTATAATACTTTCGCAATTTTGAAATTACTTGAACTTCATTTTCTCTTGAAATTTTCATCTCATTACTTATCTCCTCAGTATTTATTTTTTCTATTCCTTCCATAGCAACCCCTTATAATTTGCCCTCAGACTGCTCAGGAGCGTCTACAAGGGCTTTTATAGTACTTCCCAATGGTTTTCTACATGCCGGACATTTACGGCTATATTTCACCTTTTTCATGTCCGTATGTATTTCCCTTTTAAACCCACAGGAACAAACAAAAATTATTTTATTTGGTTTTTTCATTTAGATATTCTTTTAATTTTTTACGAATAACTTCAGACATGTTCGTTCCTTCTTTAATACACTTAATCTTGATAGATTGCTTTAATTTTTCCGATAACCAAAAACTCACATTTACTTTCATTTTTCAACTCCTTATATTTCTATAAACCAATATATATATAAATATATAATTCGTCAAGTTTTATTTACATTTTTTTTAAAAAAAGTGCAAAAAGAACCCCTGCTTCTAACAGGGGTTTTGGGAGGATTCTAATAAAAAGAATTGAATAATATCACTTCATTTCGTCTAATAATTCCTGAATAAAAATTTGTAAATAGCCTATGACTTCTATATTCATAAGTGATGTCCAGCCAAAATCAGGTTTGTAGTCTTTTCTAATTCCCATGATAATAATATCTCTATATTTATCCGGTTCAAAACTGTCAATTACCTTCTTTACGCCTTCTTCTTTTATGTATTTTATTTCGCCCATTTTATCGTAATAAAATTACTGCGGTTGCAATCATGCCGGCACCGATAGCCATTCCTATATAAAAGTTCCAATTACCTTTTTGGCCAACTTCAACACGAAAATCTTGTGTAGTTTGTTTACACTTATCGCTTGCAGTTATGCGGTATACAAAAGGATTGCTTTGAGTTATGCTTACGTCTACTTTTTCAATTTCTATTTCTATGTTGTTTATAAAACATTGTTCTAATTTGTAATGTCGTTCGGGGTCTTTTGGTGAAAGACTTAAAATTTCCGGCTGTAAAAGTGTATGAGTAGCAGTGCCGACAGGAGACACAGTAATATCAACTCCTTCGTGTGTAATATAAGAAGATGTAAAATATCCGCTAACAAAAGCGATTCCTATCAGCAATAATATTCCTATATATCTCATTTCTTCCTAATTTCTACACCTTGTTTATCACAACTAAATCCATTCCACTTAATACTCATAGGAACAAATATAATTATTGCAAGCAAGCTGATTATTGCAATTATATAAAATATCTGCTTTCTTGTAAATTTCGGCAATTTACTTATAAGTTTTTCTTTCCAAGTTACCATGTTTTTCTCCTATCCTTTACGGCCCAAGCCCTTACCACGACCTAATCCTGTTCCTTTACCCAACCCTCCTTTCTTGCAGCCTCCGGTATTCCGGCCAAGCCCTCTGCCTCTACCGGTACCCTTTCCTGCGCCTCTGCCGTCACGAGGTCTGTTTTGTCCTCTTGGATTTTTTGTTGCCATATTTAGCCTCCTAAAAATACTATACAAAGTATAAAAGCAATTAAAAAAAATAGTGCTGTTATTATTCTATCAATCATTTTCTCTCAATTATGTTGCAAAACATTTTACTATTTTTCAAGAACCATTTATCTACCTGATAACGAACACCCTCACCGTCATGATCTTTATATTTAAAATGAGCATTACCGAACGGATCATTCATTACAATTATGCCATCAGTATAATTAAACCCTATCGCACAACATATATGCCCGCCGCCTAAAATGATAGGAAACTTTCCTCGTACTGGCATTGGCAATCTATGTTTTTCCATAATATCACAGAATTTTTCAAATGTCAAATCTTTTCTGAATGTAGACTTGTATCCAAACGGGTTCATTAATCGGTTAAAGATGTGATCCTCGACGAGTGCAAATGTCCGCAACCCTTTCAGCCTTGAATTAACCCAACTGCCCCAATTCTGCTTTGCCCATGACTTAATTTCTTTACTCATTGATAACTTTGTCAAAAAATCTTCTATCTGCATATTATCAGACAATCCTACGTCTTCAGAGGAAAGATGATCAATATCCATTATATATTTAATAACCATAGCAACAGAAGTTGGATAACAAGATGAGCTTTTGAATAGGGAATTATCACGCTGAGTTAAATAAGGTACATTTTCAATCAACATTATGTTCTCCATTTAAATCGGATTGTATGCTTGCCTCGATTAATGCGTATGAACAACATTTAATCTTTTCCCTACTTTTACAAGTTTTAAAATCACCGCTGCCATCCGGCTGTTTACAATTCTCGCAAAGATTATTAAGAATGTCAATATAATATTTAATAGTTGTGTTTCTCATTTTTGAGTTTCCTTAAACATATCCCACTCACCATTTAGATGGCTTAATTGCCTATCCATCTTGTCAACTTTCTTATCAATATTATCAATCTTTTTTTTCTGCGTATTCCAAATTATAAAAATAAGAGAATTGATAATAAAAATGAGACTGCTAACAATATAGACAAAAGATTTAAAATATTCATTGCTTTGCACATCTATTTACCTCTTAAAATTTTCTAACTCCGAATGTTTTCTTTTTCTTTTTCTTTCTCATAACTTTGTAAATTTGTCTGGTTCCGGGTATCCCCGCAATCGTACCTATCAATTCGCCAATTGGCCTTCCCCTACTCGGCATTAACATCTTTGTTCCTATATCGCGAATTAATTGAACACCGGCACCAAGAGGGCTTGACCCGAATCTTATTCCTCCCCCAACATAAGGTAAAACTGATCCAGCTTCAACACCAGCCATAAGTAACGATTCAGGTACATTCTTGTCCTTCTCTCTTTGTTTTACAAATTCTCGAACGGGATCGGGTAAAGGCGAGTGCATATGAAATACATCCTCATATAAGACATTTGCCAATGTTGATAAGGCAACATAACTTAGAGTCTTCCCAAGAGCTTTTTTATTTGTTATTCTTGCATTTTTTATCCCCAATACGTCACTTGTCAAAAATCCCCAATTGTTTATTACGAATGTTTGAAATATTCCTAAAAATTTACCAATAGCATTTCTCTGAACAGGAGCAATATCGCTTTTCATTCCTGATGCCTGTGTCTTTAGAACAACATCATCGGCGTGTCTATGTGCCTCTCTATTGGTTAGCTTCATATCCAACTTACCCTGTTTGAATCCTGACAACCATGTCGTAATCGCAGTTTCTTTGTCAAGAACCAAAAGAGGATACAGCCCTCCCCTTGCAACTTTATCTCTTAAACCTACTACTTTACCTATACCTGTATACTTTCTCACACTTTCGTCAAAAATTCGGGTGAGCAGAACAGAACTATTTTTTATAGCATACTCCCTTGCCCTCATGCCTTGCATATTTTTACGAGGGTCAAACATTTTTCCTAAAGCCCATACAGTATTACTTTTGCCTGTCTCTACCATAGCTTGAACAATGGCAACAGGCTGAATAGCAGCAGTTCGTAAAGCCCCTGAAAGGTAAGCCACTGTTATATTATTTCTTAATTTATCAAGTCCATCTCTTATTCTACTTAAATTATGTGTCATTTTTAAATCTGCCTGCGGGTCTTTTTTGCCTGCTATTGTATCAGCATATCTTTGCAGAAAATCATACATTCCCGGAGCTTCTTCTTTTAAAGAAAATCTTTTTTTACCATCATTAATTACATTACACATCTTTCTTATTTTAGCAACTACCGGACTGATGTGGATATGGTCTATGGCACTATGAGAGTACCTTTCAAATATATCAAAGGATTCAATTTCGAGTTTAATCATATTCTCAACACGCCTTTTAGCATATTTAAACTTTGTCATTCGAGGATGATAATCTTCAAAAGAGACGGAGGCTTTTTTTCCTAATCCCTCAGTATATCCCGATTTTTTTATTTGAACAATATCAAGGCCAAGTACGTTTATAGCTTCGTTTACGTTTCTTACAAAAGTAAAATAGTTCTCTACTTTTCCAAAAGGCTCCTTCCCCGCCAATATTCTCATGGCGTTTATTCTTTCATAAAAATCTTTATATTTTGTTCGCATAAATTCATAAGCCTTAATCTCGGCAGGTTCAAGCACTGGAATTTTTCTTATACCCATTTTATCTAATATCTTTATTCCATGTTCCTGTTGTGCTATTGCATATATACCTATTCTCTGCGAAGGTGTACGCCCATCTATCTTTGTACCTATCCATCCTTTAAGTGGCGACCACCCTAAAGACTTTTTTACCTCTCTTACGGATTTACCTAATTTCAACACTTCAATACGTCCTAATGTCTCAGCATTTTTTGTATTCCAAAATATCAGTTTTTTTACAGGTTGACCAATAATATCAAAAGTTCTATACGGATTTCTAAACCATGCAGTTAATTTACGATCCGGAAGATTGCGAGCATCACCTTTTAATATATTAAACTCAGTTTCCCAAAGAGGCATCTGCGAACCATGTTTATTGGTTCTCGGATCAATCATTTTATGGGAACTCCCATAACCCGATAAAGTCTCGTCTCCGCCGAGTATCATTCTCACAATGTCTTTGGTAAAGTAATTATCGGCATGAATGTCTAATGCTTTTTCAATATTTATTCTGATATTTTCCATAACTCTGTTTGTAGGCTCTATTCTTGAGTAAGGTTGATTCCTTACAAAATTCTCAATAGGTACGCCCCTCTCGACATTCAGCATCCCTGCTCTTTCAGGAACGTAAATAAATCTGTGAGGCTTGTCTGTCGGGTATAGTTCACTAAATTTTACTCTCCTGCTGTGTTTTCCTTTAAAGCTCTCAGATACTTCAATTAAAGGACTGAACGACCTATTTGAGTAAACCTTAAGGTAGCTTTTAGTAGGATCACCTATCTTCTTCTTTACTTGAAATTGGTCTCCGGTTAAAAGTCTTGCTTTGATTTCAGCATAGGGAATTTCGGCTATACTCCCTTGTATAGCCTCTTTTGTCACCATTGGCTTTGTCTTTTTAGTCCTTACCGATTCAATTGTATCTGATAAAACCAACTCTTGATCCAAACTGCTCAATATTTCATTAGACTTTCTATAATCATACCTCTCTACGTTCTCTCTGTATTCTCTTTCGCCTATTATTTTTTTACCTCTTTGCATTTGTTGTAAAAACTCATAATTTTTTGTCTTAACTTTAGAAGGTACTCCTGTCTCGGATATAATTTGATCCAGAGATTTATTCGCAATCTCGACCGGAACATCTACATCCTCAACTTTAAGCCTCTCTCTTATGTCCGTTGCTACATCTAAAGGACTTTTCTTTAACTTTAAAGCAGCAGCCTGTAACTTACCGGATATTTTATGCGCTCCTTTTAGCCCTACCAGTAAAATCGCAGCATCAAAAAAGTCCTCCCTTTTTGGCAAATGTCCTTCCATTGCAGCCGGTACGGTTGTGAGTGTAGCTATTTCAGCAGGTGTTCTTGCGTATCTTATAGCCCTGCTTAAAATAGGTCTGCCTCTCGCCATTGCAGCCTTTTCTGCTATGCCCAGAACCTTACCGGTTGTACCTAAAACAGCACCAGTAACCATACCTTTTAATGTTGGAAGAGCAGCACCTTTAATCGCTTCCCACGTATCTGTATTTTGCAGTCTCTCTCTGCCGGTATGCCTTAAAGCTTCGGTAAGTCCAAAAGCCAGCGTAGGGGAGACAATAGGCGCAGCGGGGCCGGTAATCAAACCCGCAAGAGAACCTAACGTAAATGTAGGCATATCACCTGCAATAGCACCTACTCCATGCAATAGTTTTTCAAGTGTTCCGTAAGGTTGAAAAGGAAGCATTTCTTGACCCGGTTCTTGTGAGTATAATCCAACTACAGATTCTCCCAATCCTCTATCAAGAGCCTCTATATACCTGCTACCCATCCGGGATAAATCTCTCTGTAGTTTTTCTTCTCCCGTTAATTCCGGTTTTGGAGGAGGTTGCGTCCTTCTGCGAAGCATTTCAAGTTCGGGATCTTCATATCCAAACTCTGTTTGTGGTGCTTCTATTTGTTCAGCATAAGTATAAAATTCTTCCCTTACTTCTTTTTTCTTTTCTTCACTAATATTAGGGTCTTGTTCTTCTATTAGCCTATTTACATAGGCTTCCCTAAGCTCTTGCTTTTTAAGAGGATCGAGTATTGTATATTCGTTTTCCTTTACTATGTCTTTCCATTTTTTCATCAGTCAAAACTTATATTAGTACCTGCTACATTTTCCGTCTTTCTCTTCCCGGCTCCATAACTTTCAGCAAAATAAGTATCAGAAAACCAACCTTTATCTACTCCTAACACTACACCGGGAGGCTTTAACCCTGCTATTCTTTTTTTCTCGTCTCTATCTGAATTATTATATCTAACTATAAAATCCTGTGCTTCTTTTCTGGCTAATCTTTCTGCTTTTTCTCTCTCGGCCTTCTCTCTTTGTATACTTCTTGGAGTAACTTTTCCTATATTTCTTACTCGCACAATAGGAGATTGAGAATAATATTTGCCAAATATTTTTCCTGACCTACCATATATTTGCTGTTCGGCAAGTCCAGATGTAACTTGATGAGTTTTTCCATTAGCCAATGTTATTTCATATCGATTTTGCTTACCTCTTCTTCCCGACCTTCTCGGTTCTCTCCATACTGGTTTTTTCCCTCCAATACTGTACCTATTTTTTTTACAGTCTCTAAATTCATTCAAATTTTCTTGCATATTCCAAGCAGTTAAACGCTCTTCAAATTTTTGGCGAGGGGTTCTATTAGGATCTCTTTGTGTTCTACGAAAAAGTCTGTATAATTCTGCACTTTTTGCATTCGAGTTTTTTCCCCTTATATTTTTTCGGTGAGTGGGTATAGACTCGATTTTGGGTGCAGGTTTCTTTTTAATCCCCCTTATTACGTCTTCTCTTTTCCCAAGCCCCCTTGGACGTGCATAATCCCGATACTCCTTATCTGTCATGTATTTAAGCATTTCCCTTTCGCTTATAGGTGTTTTCGCCTTTTTTATTGCAGCTTTTCTTTCGTCAGAGGGCGGTATTGTCATAGCCCTTCTCATTTCAAGGTCACGTTGTGCTTTTGCTCTTTCTGAAAGTTTGGGACGTAATTTTTCATAGCCTACCGGCCCCATGCCCGGATAGGCTTTCCCTTTTTCTAATCTCGGCAAAGGAGCTGTAGGGTCAACTTCTCTTTGAGCGGAAGGCATAAAACCTGAAAGTTCAGGGATAGTTACAGATTCCTCTGTGGGCGGGGCAGTTAAAAATTTTCCTAATCTTTCCAATAAACCGGGTGTAGAGTCTTCCATTTCTGCAAGACCTGTATTATATTCCGCAATTTTCTCACTTGCTTGTCTGCGCTTCCAGTCATTATAAAGAGAGAGAGCAGAAATAATGTCTCTAAGTCCGGTTGATTGTCTTTGTGGTGCTACTACTATACTCATTTACCATCTCCTTAGTTATCTAAATATCCTTGCCTTCGCAACCAAGCATTAAAACCTGTTTCATCTAACCAATCCCCTAATTGCCTAGCTTTTCTATAGGCTCTTTCTTTAAGTGTCATATCTTCCCATTTTTTCCCGAAATATCCTGTTAAAGCCAAAAAATCTTGATGTTTTTTAGCTGCCCTTGAAACTTCGGCTGGCGGTTTTCCTGCCGATCCGACAATAGCGTCTATACTTTCCTTAAAACTTGTTCGTTTTGTAGGAGGTTTTTTCTTATATTTAGTATCCCATGGTTTATTCAAACCTAACGTTTGTCTAGTCCGACCTATACTCTCCCCCATTCTCTCAAGTAAATTTTGTAAATATTCGTCTTGATTTCTTATCGTACCTTTTCTTTTTTCTACTGCCTCGGTTAAAGACTGAGGTATTGTATATATTCCTGTCGGTTGCCTTCTTTGTGCTTGCTGCGGTAAGGCTTCACCTAAAAATAAAGCTCTAAATAAAGGATTTTGTAAAGGATCAGCCATTAGGGAATCCCATATACGGATTTCTGCTAAATCGAAAATCTAATGCCTGTTGGAGGGTGGGTCCGCTGAAATTAGCATAAGGACTGTATACATCCGGCGCTGCTTGACTTACCCCGCTAAAAACATCCGTCTCAGGTGTATAGCCTTCCGGTATAGCATAATTATCACCAAACATACTTGAACCAAGGTTATACAACCCCAACGCTTGGCTTAAAGATCCCATCGAATCACTTCCTTGTGGAGACACTCTTATATTGTCTCCAGTTGTTTGTGGCAGTCTTTGTTGGCCAAAACCCGGAAGGTTTAACTTGCGCCCGGCTTGCATTGATATCATCGCTATTGTTAATGGGTCCATAGTTTAACTCCACAATAATCCTGTTTGTCCGGGTGTAACCACTGTGTCCATAGGTTTAGTACCCATTTGAGGCAACATGGCCTTTCTTGCCGCTAACTCCAATTGTTGCCGCCTTGCCCGCTCAGATGAGAATTTTTGCAATCGATCAAAGAAAAGTTTTTCTTTCATCTGGCTTAATCCCTTTCCGTAATCCCCAAAAGCCTTTCCTCTTTGTTGCGCTTGGAAAGAACCCCAACGTGGGCCCTTTTCCGTTATCCCTGCTAATCGCTCTTTTAAGGATTCACGCATTTGAGGTTTTAATCCTCTTTCAAAAAAATTTCTAAAAGCTTCCTCTGTATAGAGATTTGGCGTTTCTTGTATTCGTCTTGTAAGATCTAAATAGTCTGGGAATTGTTCTGTTTGTTGTTCGAAAAAGGCTAACTGTTCAGGAGTCCATCCCGAATATGTATGAGATCCTCCTCCTGTACTACCCCCCAAAAAAGGAAGTAAACCGTGTCCACCCCCTATTGGTATACCTGAACTCATAATTGCCTCTTTACCTTTTTCCAGCCTTTAGGCGGTTTTTCAAATTCTTTATATTCGATCGTCTTATCTGCATTTTCCATACCATAAGTATGATGACACTTGTGGCCGTTAAGTTCTTTTATTTTTTTATAATTAGGATTTTTTACAATCCTCATATATTTTTTCATCAGTAATTAGTTGCACTAAAAGGTTTAGGAGCCTGACCTCCTAGTCCTCCTGTATATTTAGTTCTTTGCGCCATTCTCTTTGCAAAAGGTAGTCCGTAAGCATGGTGATAGCCGGATAGTTCCTGATATAGAGGGTTTTCTACGTTTTTTTGGTAATAGAAGTCAGGTGGTTTTACAGGGGCATCACCTATAGTCGGTATAGGATTGTTTTTCATCCAATCCATTCGCCAATCTCCCAAAGGTTTAAAGCCTTTCATTAAAAAATTCTTGGGAGAAATAGACTGTTCATACTGATGTCTTTCTCTTTCCATACGGTCAGCCCAAGCTTCACCTTCTAACAACTGTTGATCATATAATTGTTGTTGCTGTTCGTTCCGTTTCATTGCCTGTTGGTAATCTCCAAAACCGCCCCAAATATCACCAAGACTGCCATAACCACTGCCCTGTGTTTTGTAATCAAAAGGATTCATAGTACTTCTAATTTAATACTAATACTTTATTTTGTCAAGGTTTTTTTCTAACTTTATTACTCTCTGAGTTAGTAATTCCAGCTTTTCATCTATTGAAATAACAATAGGTACTTCAACTTTCTTAACTACAATCTTGCCGTTTATATAAAAGTATTCCTCACTTATCATTTCTTTCTCAGGCAAGGTATCGGTCGGACTTTCAACTACAACAAAGCCTTCCTTTTCCTCAAATTCGCAGTATCCCCATGACTTGATATGTCCTGTTGTTTTATTTATTAACATATTCGGCATCATAGTTCTACCTTAAAGCCGCCTACATATATATATACTCCATCTGCGGGATCCTGATAATATTGAATATTCCTATTTGATGTAAAGATAAACTTTTCCTCAACAAGCGTATGCCAGTTTTGTGAATAGCTGAGTAAATTTATTCTTAATTGCCGTATGTAAGTATCATTAACATAACCAAGAACATACGCCTGTAATGTTTGTGTCCCAGCAATATTCCTATCGCAATACATAGATATATTAACCCAATATACAGCTTCAGGAACAAATACTGTTAAAGGCACTACGGCTGGCGCACCTGCACCACCGTTATTCAAAGCCAACAGCCATGTACTATACATATACATTTCATTTTCTTGCGTAAAGTCCACAAAATTACCACCTGCGCTATTATATACCATACTGACAAGCCGTCTATGAACATAATTAGCAGGATAGACCGGATCGTCTGAACTTACAGAAAATATACAACTTGCCCTTCCGTCTTCTGTCGCAATTGCCCATATATAATACCAAGTACTTGCGGCTTTACCGCCTGTATCAAGATCGGTAATTATATCTAAAGTCTTTGTAAATCCGTTAGGGTCTTCGTGATAAGTGTCTCCGATTAGTAAAGCGCTCCATTCAACTGTTACCGTGCTGGCACTTGCCCGTTTGACCTTTAAATTTACATAAGATGGTTTAGTATAAATATAAAGATGATCGATGTCATCGGTAGTAGATTTTCTAACATCTTCTGCCTCTTGAATACTCTCTTGTCGAAAACGAGTAACGTCTTCTTCGCTCTCAGGTAATTTAGGTAAAACAGTATCTCTTGTAAGTTTCATTTTTCTTTTTCAAATCCCGATGCCGAAAAGCCTATGTTTAAAGACTCAATATCAAGAACTGAACTTGATATATTTTCTATCTTTAATCTTACAGTTCTACCCCTTCTAAAGAAATTAACAATATGAGTAGTAAAGGCATCTGTTGTTATATCTATATTGTTGCTCCATGTTGCTCCATAATCAGTACTTGCCGTAATTCTTATGTCTTGTCCGTCTGCTTCAGGGTCTATATTTATTATTAATTTTAATAGTTTAAATAACTTTTCAGGTTCATTTAATGTGTAATCCTTCGTCATAATATACGAGCTTATATTTGTACCGCTATCATCAGTTGCAGCTTTATCCATTTTATAAACATATCCGTCTGTACCGCCGAGTAAAAGAATAGAATTGTTGTTTTCGTAATATAGTTCTCCACTACTAATTTGCTTCCCCCATTTCCAGTGAGACCATTCTTTCTTTTTATAATCAAAAATCCAAGCTTTATCACAATACCGCTGAACAGTAGCTGTGTTTAATACATAGATATTCGCTTCCTTAATATTAAAAGCAAACGATGTATTTATGAAATCCATGTTCATATAAGAAAATAAATCATTCTTAATGTTATCTCCTATACTCTGCAAGTTAATTCCATCAAATATATAAATGTTGTCTCTTGTAAGAAATATATGGTAATTCTCTATATCGATAACCGTCCGAATAGACACTAATCCGATATTTCTTACAATTCCTTCCGTTACTCTAATCGGTTCAAGGTAGTTACCGGTAGTTTCTACCAAACATATTGAATCGGACTTATAGGGAAATAGTTTATTCCGTAATTGCTTAAAGCCCATAACCTCACCTTTACTCTGGATAAGGTCTTGCAAAGCCGATCCATAGCCCGAAAAGTCTTCAAAATCCTGTGTAACTGAACATTGAATAGTTTGTTTGAACTCTTCTCCTGTATCAACAACATTTCCAAGAAATAGTTTATCATTGTAGTAATGAACGTATTTTGCTCTATTTACTATATTCAGCGAATAAGCAGACCAGAATGTAGAAGTTACTCCAACCCCATCAAAACAAGTTGTCTGCCCAATAAAATCAGCTCCTATTTTTCTTACTACTACATAACAAAGCCGATAATGATCCGCAGTAGCGTCAGGCCAAGCATTTATGGCATCCTCCGGCGTATCATAGGCTTGAGGAGAACCGGGAGAATCAAGGTTATCTACTATCTGGTCAGTAGGATCCATTTCAAACCCAAACAATCCCCACTTGCTATCGGTTACATTTATGGCTGAAATATCTACAGCGTGCTTTTTCTTCCCATAGCAAAGCCCGTCAAGCCTTACGAATAGGTTAGGTAGCATTACCATAGTGTGGTCATCACCTGTCCATGCGTCACCAGCTATATCGTATTCCCACCAATCGTCTGTATTTGCCCCATCGTTTCCCGTACCCAAATACACCATGCCATCACAAACAACGGCTATGGCCTCGTATCTTGCAGTACCGCCAAAGTTAGCCATTGCAGCCCAAGCGTCACCGGCAATGTCATATTCCCACCAATCCTGTTGTAATGCCGGATTACCCCCCGTGCCTACATATACCTTGCCGTTATAAGCAGCAGCTACGGCACTCGCCCTTATACCGCCGCCAAAGTTAGCCATTGCAGCCCAAGCGTCACCGGCAATGTCATATTCCCACCAATCCTGTAAGTATGCTCCGTTATATCCCGTACCCACATAAACTTATAAACTTTGCCGTTATAAGCAGCAGCTACGGCACTTCGTCTTGCAACACCTCCAAAATCGGTTAATTGTGTCCAAGTTGAAGTTGCTATATCATATTCCCACCAGTCTCTTGTAAGTCCTCCCTCCCACCCTGTGCCTACATATACCTTGCCGTTATAAGCAGCAGCTACGGCATCCTGCCTCGCAGTACCGCCAAAGTCCGTTAATTGCGCCCACCCATCATTTTCAACATCATACTCCCACCAGTCTCTTGTAAGTCCTCCTTCACAACCACCCGTACCCACATAAACTTTGCCGTTATAAGCAGCAGCTACGGCACTTCATAAACTTTGCCGTTATAAGCAGCAGCTACGGCACTTCGTCTTGCAACACCTCCAAAATCGGTTAATTGTGTCCAAGTTGAAGTTGCTATATCATATTCCCACCAGTCTCTTGTTAAGGGCGTACCTGTCCACCCTGTGCCTACATATACCTTGCCGTTATAAGCAGCAGCTACGGCATGATATCTTGCGTCACCTTCAAAGTCAGTTGAAAACATATCAGGTATTACAAGCTCTGCTACTCCGTCTTTACCAAGCTCCTCAAAGCATCCATTCATCTCCCATTTCTGAATAAAATCGTCTTTGTTCGTTACAATCAAAACCTTCTCGGCATCGGAGTCTAATCCAAACGTATAATCAACTCTCTCTGCGCTATCCCAGCAAAACTTAATTACATATTCAACATTACCGCCTGTATTCGGCCCCGCAGAGGCCAGAGTCAAGCCGGTTGTAGAGTCCACGCTAACTATTTCGTACCAATCTCCGGCAGCGTCTACATCCGTATTACCGAATTTTATATATGCTTGTCCTTTAAATACCCAAGTTTCAGCCCAATTAGTACCTGCTCCGGTTACGGCTGTAACTCCGGCACAGGCAGCCTGTCCGTCAACGTATTTCTTTGTTATACATATCCAGTTATTATCCCAATAACACCATGAGTCAAGCCTTGTGATTGCAACTCTCCTCTCTTTATTCTCTTTTATGTGTCTAAAATCAATAACTTCAATTACATCATCGTTATTAGAGGCATCGCCAATAGGTACATTATTGCCATACTCTATCAGCCCGCACCTTGTCTTGACCCTTCCTTTATCAAAAACCACGTTCTGACATTCGATAAGATGATCGTCCGGTACTATTCGGTCATGGTAGTTAGTAATTAATCCTTTAAATAGGGGTATATTCTTGAAGTGCATTTTTAACCACTTTATTAAGGAAATGATTGTTTGTCTGTTATTATGATTGAAAATATAGCAAAAATTGCTAAAACAACAAAAAATATAAATTCTGTAATATTCATTATTTTAAGACCTCCTTTAGTCCAAAGCCGCCCATTTTTTTATAAATACCCATAATGTATTTATAATCGTCTTTACGACCTTGTTTCTCGGCAAGCTTTTTGGCTTTATTCCAGAGTTTTTCGTTTATACCTTTAGGCATCTCTATACTCTAATTCTCTAAAATTTGCATAAGCCTTGTCTTCATGTTTGCCTCTCAAAACCTTCAATTCCTGTCCTATTCTCTGCATAAACAATTGAATATTCTTTGGGTCATGCTCTAACATTTGTTCAATTTCAAGACACGTCATAAAAACAATAAGTTCACTTGCTTCATCAAGTAAATCATCTGTATATATATCATCGGGGTAGTAATTAGTTGCTAAAGACACATTACCGCTTACCCCGCCTTCGGGGGAGTCTGTTCCGGCATCGAATATAACTCCCGCAGCAGTGGTCATTGTCAAATATCCAACTCTACACTCACCGGTAGGTGTATCTGCAAGTCCGGCAATAGCATCTGCCTCGGTTGCCCCATTCATTATCGAACCCTGTGTTAATGTCAAATCGCCGGCAGTATCAATAGATAATAAATAAGTACCCCAGCAATCAGCCGTTACATCTTCACCTGCAGTAAAAGCAGTCTCGGCAAGAACTTTTGTATAAGAGATTCCGCCTATCCGATAGTTAATAGCAGTGCTCTTTATTTTCGTATCATCGGCTGTGCCAACTGATAAAACAACGGCATTATCAAGTCCTGTAAGAGGTTTAGGAATATACTCATAAAATTTAGAAGTCAATAAATGGACATGACTTGGTTTAGGATAGAGAATAATCTTGTTTTTCCATATTTCGTAATGAGTAGGCCATTCAACGCTATCATCTATATTCGGAAATTCAGTAGTGTCTTGACCACGCCTCAATTTTTTCAGAGGATCGTGTCTAACATTATTGTCATCTAAAAATGCAAATACTACCTCACTCTTAAAATGAGTAGGCAAAACATATTCACGCTCATCTATAATAGTATTTATGCCATCATCGGATTCCATAAACCAGTAGTTAAATTCTTCCTGTATTCGTCTATGAATACCCGGAATAATTCCGCCTTGTAATTGGGTTGTGATATGAGAAGGTACGTTCTGATCGCCATAAATATAAAACACAGCCCTATTGTATATTTCCAAAAGAGTCATGCATTAACCTTTTCCTTTTTTTTCGTCTCTTTCGGTTTGTCTTTCTCATCAATAAAATCGCTTAATTTCTCAATTCTAAATCTTGGGGCAGGTTTATATGTTCTTTCTCTCTGAGAGTCTTCTTTCATAAAGTGTTCAATAGGTATAGCGTTCTTTAAATTCCAGTAACATTTCTCTGAAATCCATATTTCCTTGTCATAAAGAATATTCTCTACTCCGTCACCTGTCATAACTTTATGACCAGTATCCTCTCTGTCTCCCCATAAATCAGTATTTGTTACTATTACTTTTACTATTTTCCCCATTGGTATCTCCTAAATTTCAGGCGGGCTTTTACACCCGCCTTAATTTTTATGTCTGTGAAGTCTGTTATGTCTGTGAAGTCTGTAACGAAATTTCAGGCGCTGTTATTGCAGTAACCAAAGGCGCAACTATATTTTCCGGCAATGTAGGTGGATTAATCCTGTGAGTATCAACACCTGATAAATTAGTCCTATCCCACTTACCGACCGTACAATCAACTACGGTAGTTACCATATCAGCCGCATCCCAATTAGTAGTAGCTCCTGTAAAATCACCTGCCGATTTATTATATACTTTAACCACGCAGATTGGACAAAATACAGAAGGCAAGTTGTCAAACAAGGTTACAAGGGCCGCATCCAGCGCTGTCTCCGACGCATAGGCCATCGTTGACGCAGTGCCTGCAACACCATCAGCAGCCAGCGCAAAAGTAGCCGTACCTGCAAGGTCTGTTACAAACACCCAAGCGCCCCACTTCAGAGTAGAGATTATATCCGCATCATCAATAGCGTCTGTCGCATTAGCAGCTATCTGAGCAACATTAACACCTTGAATTTTAGCGTCAATAGTTCCTATGTTTACCGTATTAGCTCCTGGGGTAGCCACTGTCTCAGAACCAAGAGCAGCATGAAGACCGGTAATCTGCTTTCTATTCCCACGCTCATAATACATCGTACACGTAGCAGTACCGGCGTTCAGATCAGTTGTACCGATATTAAAAACAGCGCCGGCTGTTGCTATTGTCAAATAGCCTATACAAACAGTATCGGCAGTCTGAGCAACATTACTCAGGTTAAGCATAGAATCTTCAGCAGCCGTAAACTGCTGATTATCCGCAGCTTTTTGAGTAGTTACAGCGCCCAATTTATCCATCAAAATACGCCACGATCCCTTTTTTCCATCTGCTATATCGGCAGCACCAGCATTATCCTCAAGGGTAATAGTCGTATCAAGCGGAAAATGGTATATCTGACCGTCTAACCGGAACTTAACATAGCCCGCACCCGTAAGCGTTGGGGCTGCAGTAGCTGAAAAGGCATAGTCGCCACCTATAACACCATCAGCCTCATTCATAAAATGATTATAGTTGGCAATTGCATCTTGATCAGCTTCCGATTCTGTATCCCATATCAAAGCCGTACCATGGTCAGTTCTTAGCTCATTAACAAGAACAGCAAGAGCGTCAAGATCGGTAGATATACTCCTGACAATCTTCTCAAGGTCTCGCCAACTTTTCATTCCTTTACTTGATATTCTGGCCATAATTTAACTCCTATACGCTTTATAGAATATCTCACTTCCAAGTATATTCAATCCTGCATTGGTTCCAATACGAAAACCTCTGAAAGTATCCGTTCCACCGCCATAGACGGTTATACCGTTTGACATTACGCCATAACCGGCATAATAATTGGTTTTCTCAGCAGGAGTACCCGAAGTTCCACCGGCCAAAGCATCTGTAGTCGCATCAAATACCGCACCCGCAGTAGCTTTAACAGTTACATAACCAAGAACAGCTTCATTGGCAGGTGTGGCACCCATATTAGCAATTGCCTCAGCCTCAGTATCATTTGCAAGACTTGTATCAGGCGTAATAGAGATAGCACCGCCGGAGGCAGCACATACCTTATAGCATCCCCATTTGTCAGCCGTAATATCATCGGCAGCACCTGCAAAAGCTGTACCTGCCGCTACAGCGGCCACCTCAACTCTTACATCACCGGCGGCATCATGTTGAGTAACACACCGAGTATTTGCGATCTGAGTATCGGTAGTACCGATTAAAGGCAAGTGAGAACCTAAGAGTATCTCACCGGTTCTTAACTCTGCACAATACTCAATAAGAAAAACTGCATCTCGCATCGAATTATCCCAAAAACCTTTGATGGAACTTTCGGAGATCATCAATTCTACTCTTGCCGGTTTAAAGCCTACTACTACATCCAATTCGGCCCCGGTACCTATTACTTTACCACTTACTACACTATCCATAATTTTTCTCCTTCTTTACAAATTTTTCTCCAAAAAGTTTATTCCGATGCTCCTGTTTCCAGTCTACACATATTTAAGTCTTGAGTAATTGCCAGACAGGTAGCATACTTATAACCGATAGTCATTCTATCATTTGTAGGGTCTTCCGAGCCTGCAGAACCAAAGTCATGTACAATATTCCTTACATTACTTCCGTCGAGAGGGCAGAAATGATATGCCCCTTTGGCAAAAATTAAAGTCTGATAGACATCTATATTTGCACCGCTTGTACTCTTTAATCCGGATCCCCCAACGGCAGCACCCGAATCCTTCTCTATTTTACCGTGTTGAGTAAGAATAACTCTATAGTTATTCCAATTACCAATCTCACTTGGGTAAACATGTATCTGTCCCGCATAGTCCGATACAGGCACCCATCCGGTTAAAGCCAGCCAATCTTTTTTGGTATGTCCATGTGCAAAAACAAGATAAGACGGCAATATGGATGAAGTACCGAATTTAGTATCTCCTTTTGTCATTGAGGTAAAATACTTGGCTTTATTGTCGAACAGCAATCTATCAATTGCTTCGAGATCGTTTTCCTCAATTTTGGTAATAACACTACCCCTGTTTGCCACGTTATTGCCGTAATACACCGAAGTACCGCCGAGTAAAGCATCTCGATATATCAAATCTCTTGAATCTTCCATATTCTCACCTAATCGCTGAGAATATATCATCCTTACATCTTCAACATTAGTATCTACTGCAACATCAGAAAGTTTTACATAATTCTTATACCACTTTAAATCAGCAGTAATATCGTCCTTTGATACAGGAGCAGGAGCGCCAGTTACGCCCTCTTTGCCGGGAGTAGTCATTTCATCAAGAAGATTATGTCTCCTAAACTTAATTTTCATGCCACTCCTTTTTTTAAAGGACACTTTTTCACCTGCCATATCGTGAATACAATACGGCCTTCCGACCTCAAGCATTTCTCGAATATATAAATATTCGTTGCCCGGATCTATATTATCACTGTACACATTTGTTGACATAATTTAACTCCTTACTTAATCAAGCCCCAGCCTTTTTCTAACATCTGCATCATGCTCTTCTTTCGATCTTGTCATATAATAATTAGCCTTATCCAGATCGGCAACAGAGCGTCCCGTAGAATCCGATAAAGTCGGGGCTCTATTAAGATTTTTTTTAATTTTTTCTACTGTTTTCTCAATTACATCTTTTGAGTAATCCTTATGAGTCTTGCCGTATTCATAAATTGCCTCACCTACGTTATCACTTGATAACAATACGTTCACCATATACGGCTTTTCCTTGCAGAGTTTATCGGCTAACTCGTAAACCTTATCAAAATCCTCATGCTTTCTCCCTGCTGCAAGTACCGAATTTTGATTCGCTAAATGCCTTTGTTGGGTATCTACATAATTTTTAAAACTTCCGAATTGCTGATCAATCTGCTCTTTTGTAAGTAACTCATCAGGTGCAATTTCCTCCGCAGGGGATTGCTGCAATCTCTGAAACTCATTCCTGAGAAAATCTCTTTCGATCTCTATCTCTTGACGCTTTCTCGCCTCAGCCTGTCTTGCCTCAATAAGCCCCTGCTTTTCCTTAGCAAACTCTTCTTGCTGACCGGCGTCATCAGCCAACTCACCGGAGGTAGACGAATCCTCTTGTTCTACGTCTGTTTCGAGAGTCTCTACGCCCGCTTCGGGAGTCTCTACTCCCGTATTTTCATCTGCCATAATTTTACTCCTTAATTATAAAATTAAGCCATTTTACTAACTGTTGCTTGCTTTAAATTATACTCCAGTTTCATTTTTTCCAGTTCCATCTTAAATGCGCGTTCTTCTTGCTTCTCTCTTGCCTCGGCCTCCCTTCTTGCCTGTATTGATTGCAAATACTTCTTTTTATCCTCATGAGGCAAATCAAGATACTCAACCATTATTTCCTCCGGTACTTGATGACCTTGATGAGCTAACTCCATTAATTGAGCTGAGATTGCAATTCTGTAAGTCGGAGTACTTTGAACTTCGTCAACTTTACAATCATAAATAGCATCATCTTTTGACTTTTCAAAATCCATCCAAAACTGCTCATTTTCATCTGTCAACCTTTTTAATTCGGCCTGTTGTTGCTGTATTGCCTGAGCTTCTTGTTCGTTTTGAGGTTGCGGAACATTCTTTAAATTTTCTCGTAACTCCTTAATTTCTTCTACTTCTCCTATAATACGCTCTATCTTAGTTTTACTATAGTTTTCATTTATCATCTCTATCATACAATTACCTAAAAGCCGTTGTGCCGCTGACTCATTATCAAAAGGCTCTTGCATAGACATTAAACTCTGATTTATTCTCGTTCTTACAACCCTGCCGCTTGCATCAGGACTACTCCCCTGTCCTATTATACCCAAAGCATCGGCATTAGGACCCGCATCCTTCATATCTTTTGAGGAAATTTGTATCAGCTGTACTATCGGCTGATGTAAATCGGAATTTACAATAGGTCTCAAATCATCATGATCGTCAACGTCTATAATTTTCATACCCGGAGCTTTTAGTTGATTTACATCAATATTAGAACCCCTTATTTTTGTATAACCCGCATTTATCATACTCAAAGTGTATTCCATAAGTTCCGATCTCCGTTTATTTTCTTCTCTTTGCGGATCGATTAAGACCGCAGGAATACCTTGCACCTTCCATTCCCATTCATCAAAAGACGGATCATAATAAGCAAAAATTGGTATAAACGGATATTGAGTAAGAGAATAAGGGCTTTCGCCTTTAGTTAACTCCAAAGTATCTCCGGCAATAGCTTCAAACTTCATTACAGGTATGCTACGTTTCTGTATTACAATATTTTCAATACCAAGTTCGCTAAATCTTGCGATAGCGTCCCTCTCACTCCCTTTAAATTGCTGAGTCTCACCTGTATTCATATCTATAACAAAGCTCTTTTCCTCATAATCTCTATACCACTTTTCAATTACTCTAACCCTATCTTTAATTCTGACATTCTTAACCCTGAAAAGCCCCAAGGCAAGACGGGGTTCTTCCAACTCATTGATTTCTTTTTTGAGTTTAGGATGTTTAGACGCTAACTCGGCTTTAGTTAAATAAGAAACTCTGAATAATTTGGAACAATCGGACAAATCTGCCTCTTTTAAATACGGATCCCAAACCATATCAAATAAATTAATATGCATTACTTTCAAATCACCGTTATAAATATCCGTGGAAAAATCCATATAAGGATGGACCCAACCTAAACCCGATATTAAAGAATCCTTTGAGGCAGTACTAAAATTCCTATCATACCCCCTGTTTTTTAATGTCCACTTAAATAATTGCGTATAAATTTCAGCTTTCTTATCATCAGCGCCTTCTATCGGAAAAGCCTTAATATCTCGCCTATTTTGTCTTTGATGACCTCCTATTGTATCGACAGCCTTTTTAATTTTATTTGTAACTGTTTTAGGTCTTTTTGGACTACCCTCTAATTTAATCCCATACCATTGATCGCCTAAATACATTCTAAAACAAGTTTTGGCTTTCTCTCGCCAAGGAGTAAGTACATGTAAACATTCATTATATTCTTCAATTATATCTTTCTTCTTCTTCTTCATACTGTCATCCAGTCGCCTTCTTCTTCCGTATCAAATATCCAATCATGTTTTCTCTCGGTTTCAGGTTCTGTAAAAGCCGGACGTGCCATTTTGACCTTTGGGTCTTTTATCCGAGCCAGACAATCAAGCATATCAAAATATTCACAAGCCGGATAATCTATATACTCCTCATCTATAAATACCTCAGTCAAATTGTACATTTTTTTATCTACACCTCTATAACTCATAACTTCGGGGAACAATATCTTTCCATCCTGAAACAAGGGTTGTAATTGTCCTATTCTCTCGCTTTTAGCCATCTTACCGGCAGTCGGCTGCACCCTAAATATAATACCTTCTTCTCTCTGTTTTTCCTCAATATACTCAATGTCCGCCTGTAAACCGTAAGCCTCATAGTATACCTTTAACGGTCTCCACTCCTCTACCAGAGCAAATAACTTAGAGGCTCTTTCTTTTAATCCCAATCTATCTCTAACTCCCGCACATACGAAATAGTAACCTCTAACATCTATGCCTATAACCCACATAACCGTAAAATCGGCTGATGACTTCTTTGAATTAGCGGAGTCTGCAAATATATAATTTCTGGTAAACGGCTTCTTTTTAAAATATCTAAACCACTCAATATCAAAACCCTTGACATCCGCTTTTTCAGGTCGTAACAACATTTGACAGGCAAATGAAGATCGTCCAAAATCTTTAAAAGATTGCCAAATCTCTCTATCCGTCAACATCACAGGCTTGTCTTCTCCAAGCGCTATAACCCTATCCTTTGCGCCTTCAGGCTTTACCGGAAATTCTCCCTTGAATGTTGCCGGATATTCTCTGACCATCCACTCACCCGATTTTATCATCTTACTATGCTGATCGCCATGATGATATCTTGTACCTGTGGCTCTTATGCTTCCATGCCTATCAAGTAATCCAAAAACCATACTAAAAGCTCTGTCTACTTTATGCCTTTGTGCCGCAGTAGAAACTCCCAGCCTTACAACTATATCATCTAAATCTATATCGGTAAAATGCTTACTAGTCGGATCGGAATCTACAAGACCATAAGCCTCAATTGTACTTTCATCATAACTACCACTTCTCTTAATTATAAGCCCATCATCTTCACTCCATTTCGGAGATTGAGTCTTAGGCTTGTTAAATAATATATTATACTGAGGCTCACTTGTATCACCAAAAGCAATTTTTAAAATCTCATTTGTCTCAAATATAGACTTTATCCGCCTTAAAAACCCTTTGGCAATGTCCTTCGTATGACTAATAATACATAACCTGCTCTCAGGATTTATCAATATATTCTGTATAGGTAACGCACACGTAATTATCGTACTCTTGTAATGATACCTCGCCCATAAATCCAAAGTCCTGTTATGATTATCCTGTACCTCATTACACCTATCAACCAACCAAGGATGGTTAATATTTACAATATTTAAAACAAAATAAATAAGAAAAAATAAATCACTCCTGCAAAATGCCCTGAATATCTTTAAAACCTCTCCATGACGCCTGTGCTCAGCAGCAGCATTCAAATCACCCGCAATCTTCTCGTAATCATGCCTGTAATTCGCTCCCTCTCTGGGCTCAAATATATACATTATAATACCATAATCGTTAAAAAATAATTATATAATCTCAAAAATTAATGCCGTAACCGGATGTAAGACTGTAATATTTCCCTGCCCACAAAAGAAGGTGGGGGGGGGTATGTCAAGTTCAGATTATGACTCATACCAAGTCTACACTATGCTAAGCTATCTCTTCTACTCTACTATGTACTATCAGTTCCCTTGTTTTATAACATCTGAAAAAAAGGGGATATTCGTTTTAAGTCTACTTTCCCCACCGCCGGGATAACTATGAACTGTGAGTTCATGTTAATCTGCAATCTTGAGCTGAAAACCTTTGATGACTCTCCCTGCACATAGGACTGTATAGCTTGTGATTCATATTCCCCGCCCTAAACCCCTTGCCTCGCGGTAAAGCCTTCCTGCGTGACTCCTGAGCAGTCTGAGGCTGTATTTCAACCACTTCTGGAGCTGAATATTTCTTCAGTATCTCTTGGTCGGGGAAATAATTCAGAATATTAACCGTTTGCGCTTGTATGTTTTTGTGAGCCTCTACACCCGTAACTTTTGCTCTCGCTTCAGTAATCCGCCTCTTCTCTTGTATACGTGACTGTACATTCTCTATCTGCTCACAGTCCCGATATAGACTGTCGTATCTTGCTATGATAATGTTGTAATTATATTCCTCGTTTCTATTTGTTTTCCCCTGAAGCAATTTCCTTGCTTTCTCTAAATCTTTTCCGGCAGTGGGCAAACCTATCCCGAATTTTTCAACGGTTTTTTCTACAATATCCCTGTTATTTTCAGAATTTACGATTAAATCTACAATATATAACAGTCTATCTAATCTAATATTGTCTTTTTGTCTCGCCATTATTTTTTATTATTCTCAGAAGTGTGTAAATATTACACAGTAGTGTAGATAATATACAGTTATAGAAAGGTTTTGTCAAGCATTTTCTCTACAATTCCTCTCTGTTTAGTACTTTTTTTAGAATTAGTCCGGCTGGCTTGAAAATTGAGTTGATGTTTAGTATGTTTGTGTAGTACTTCTTCAGCTTGTTTAGTAGTTTTGTGTAGTAAACATCTGTTATTTTTTTTAGCATGGTCATTTATTAACCCCCAATGTTTAGTATGCTGATTGACCATTTACCCGCTTTTTTGTAATTTTTTTTCTTTTTTCTGCATTTTTTTTTAAATTATGTCTCATTTGACTTAACACTATGTATAAAAATAGTTATATTGTATTTAGTTACTTTGAGTTCTTTGAAAACATCGAAAACAAAAAAACTTGATACTCTACTACTCAGAGATGTATAATCAGAGAGTGTCATATCTGCACTCGGACGTCAAGCCTTTTTTGTTTTCATATTTTTTTTCTTCTTTATGTCATCGAAAAAAATATAGGAGGCAGCAAATGATATATATCGAAAAACATATAGAAAATAAAATAATAAGGTATAAAGAAAAAAGTGATAGCATAAACGAAATGGCAAAAACAATAATAAATCGACAATTGCGCAATAATTGTCAATCTTGCTCTATCATTGGCAACAACGAAAATATGATGATAAAATTTTTTGATAAAGACATTGTGTACTATCTGCAAAAATAAATCAAGCAAATCGATGACATAGACAAGAAAAAAAAAGGGAGGTAGTACAAATGATAAAAAAACAAATAGGAATACTGCTCAAGGAATCAGAGCTCCGTGCGGATTGGCTGGCCCAACAATTTGCACAAGCAAAAGATGAGAGTGATCGGGCGTTCTACGAGCTTGAAACATGCAGAGAATGCGATCATTATCAATTTCTTCTATCATGTGCAGTTTAGTTTTTAGACTCTTTCCCCCAAATCGGGGGATTGAGCGTAAAAATTAAAAAAAGACCGTTCCATTATGGAACGGTCTTTTTTATTTGTCAAACAAAAAATCTATTAATCTATATAATCTTTTTTTTCTTGCAAATCATGCCTATAATGCTTTGATTTTCTCCCATTATCATTATAAAGAAGGTACGTCCCTTCTTCATCGTGCCCGCATCCCCTAAAATCATCATCATACATCCGAGAACGATCAATAAAATCTTTTAATCTATTCATCCTGTCACCTTTTATATCTCTTTTTTCTTAAGCATCCACTTTATACAAAGTTGATAGCTTTAACCTACGCTTAAACTCCTGCCAAGTAATAAGCTCATCATTCCAAGCAAAATTAAAGTTTTTTCTATCCCATCCATCGGGATCCCAGATAACCTGGCGGCTGTTTTTCCTAAACTCTTTATACCATTGCTCACTTGTTTGTAAAATCATTTCCTCACCGCATACCCGTATCTGAACACCTCTGTACACCAGCCATATTCAGGGTAAAATACTTTAAACCGGCCATGAGCAAAACCCTTATAAAACGTCCCTTTAAAAATATTGCCATGATCATACAATACTCCTTTCCCATGAGCAAGACCGTTTGTACACTGCCCTTCGTAAACAGCACCGCTATCATATTCAATAACACCCTGCCCATTTCGGCAATTACCCCTTATGCACCTATCCGCATAAATAAAAGTACTGAAACTAAAGACTAAAAGCAAACTAATTATTATTTTTTTCATCTTTACCCCCTATCTCTTTAATATATTTTTTTAATCTCACATCACCACAAGCCTCCCTAATTCGCTGCATCAAAACACTTCGTTCATCAGCATCATCAATAACTCCGAAAAAATAACTGAGCGTACTTATATTGACTTTTTCATATGCTCTTTTGAATGCCTGATAACCACTTTCAAAACTTTTACATTTCATAATTATTGCCCCATAATTAAATTTTCGATATTTTCATCAAGATATTTTCCGTCAACTTTCCCAAACCTGACATACTTTGCAAGAAAATCAACATTCCCTTCCCTTTCTGCCCGATATACAAGCCCTTCCGGTATTTCCAAACATCCATGACCGCCCGGTCCCATTTTCTCCATTGCATTTTTCACCGTAATGGGTTGACCGATATGAATTAAATAAGTTGAACATATACCATATTTTGAAATACGTTTGATAAAATCCAAGTACAATATTCTTTTTTTATCTCTAATAATATCAAACGCCACAAAATAGTCATGTGGCAAATTATATTTTAAAGAATGAACTTTTAACATCCATTCCCCGCAAAGCCTTTCATTATTTTCAAGCATATCATCAAATACATTTATGTTTTTATCAACCCATTCCCCAAATTTATGCAAAAATTCAAACGGACTTGTTTTTGCTTCATATCCCGCCTTAGTTAAAGCATATATTTTATTTTTGATTTTCGCAATACAAACACAAGAACCATCAACTTTCTCTTGAACTATTATCAAGTCTTTCCAGTCCCTAACTTTCTTTGTCAAAATTTCTTCTTGACCTATTGATATTTTTTTATCGGCCTGCTGATCTATTTTTGAGTTTGATAAATGCGGGATAGAACCGTATGCTTTTTGTTTTAAAGGTTTGTTATTTTTCATACCGGTTATTTTTTCTTTCATGCTGGAAATTCCTGTCTAAATTCTCCTAAATAATAGGGCTTCAAATTGTCTTTAAGATAAACCGGAAGATCTATATCAATCAACTCCTCTATCCATTCAAGTTGTGGAATTATTTCATTTTTACAGCTTCCGGTTTCTGCGCCAATTATCAGCCAGTTTAAACCGATTGGAATAACTGCTTTTTGTATTTTTTCTTGTATTGGCTCTATGGAAAAAAATGTATTTCTTTTCCCTGCCAATGAATGCCCTCTCATTATTGCCTCTTCCTCTGTACTAACACTTGTACCAAGCCAACAATTTTTAGGAAAATTGTAATCGTTATAAATGCCGGGAAGTTTTGTTAAAAAATGAAAGGTATGTTGTGGGTATTCTTTAATTTTTTCAAGTATTCTATTCATCCAATCCGAATCCCAAAAAGCAATATCCGACATACTGTTTACAAATATTCGTTTCGGCTTTTTAGGAAAAGTTTTATGAAAATTCGATTTTAAAAATCGAGGCACAAAATCTTCAAACCCTATCTTGAAAACATCGAGGAATTGATTGTAATTATCCGGATACATATTTTTGTGTATTTCATGTCCGATATAACGGAAATTACCTTCTTTAACTGCCATCCGTCTTGAAAACCGTTTTGTCATTTTTCGGGCATAACAGTAAAGACAATTATTTCTACAGCCCCAAACAGGATTCCATGTTATATCAGTCCATTCAACTTTTTCTGTCATTTTTCCTCCTTCCCCCCGAAGGGGTGCCGTTTTTCCGAGCTACCAACAACTCATAGCCTATCTATTTCTTTTTCAAGTCTTTCTGCATATCGGTCTATTGTTTCATATTTATAGACATAGGAATCATTTATAATGCTAATTTTTTTAGTGCACATCGGCAACACATAGTGCGGAACCCCACGCTCTGCTAAATATTCTATATAAAAACAAACAAACAATTTCTTTGGCATACAATCGGCCCTCAATATCACTGTTGTTTTTATATCAATATTTTTGAACGCACATTCATCATTACAATATCCTTTTTTTGTCATCCATTCCCAAAAAGTCTTGTCTTCTGTCATTTTTTTC